TAACTTAGAATAATTCTAAGCTGTCTGTCCGTCCCAAGAAAGGGACGAACAAACAAAAGGTGTGAGAAGAGATCTTTCTTTTATATTAATTAAATAACACTTGCAATACTTGTTTTATTATTGTAAATTCCCATATATGAATAGAAAAAATGTAAAGAAAGGATAACAATGATATACATTAAACAAACAAAACAACAAATAATAAGTAAGTGTAAGAAGTTAAAGAAAGAAAATAACAAGCTTTCTGCCGATGTTGATTATCTTAGAGAAGATAATAAAGGTCAACAAACTTACATAGACGAGTTAGAAAATAGAAAAGAACAATTTAAAGAAGAACGTAATGAAGCTTTAAATGATGTAGACACTTTGAAAAAAGAGAAAGATGTTTTAGAACTTGGCTATCTAAAAGATATAGTAGGCTTACAAAAAAAGTTAATAACAAAACTTGAAGATACAGAAGTTAAAGCACCTGTGTATAATAATTATTATGGTAATGAAAATAATAATAACACAGTTACATCTACTAGTCCTACAAATACTAATGGATTCGCAACTTCTTCTACAAGTTTTACAACATAAAGGAAAAAAATGGCAGATCCAAATAAATTTAAATCAGTATCGGTGCCGATAGAAACCTACAAGAAACTTCGCTTTCTTGCTTCAGGTAAGTTTGTCGATGCAGAACTGACAGTCAGTAAAACAATCGAAGCTCTTGCAACAAGAGCTGCAAAAAAGTTAGGATACAAAAATGGAAAAGCTAACTCCGGTTCGTAAGATTATTTGTTACGAGTGTAAGGGCAATGGCTTTTTACACAAAAATTTTTTTGAAGTTAAACAATGTAAGGTATGTGATTCAGAAGGTGAGTTGTTGTCAGACGGCAAGACACATATGAAACTAATGAAGGTGGTGGACAATGCAAGATTGCAATGACAGACACCGATGTCGCTTATATAGCAGGGTTATTTGATGGTGAGGGATGTGTATCATACAAGCAGTATATGCGTAAACGTCCTCACAACAAAAAACCTTACCCAACTTGGCAGATTAAATTAGAGATTGCAATGACAGAACAATCTATTCTACGTTGGGTTTGTGAAGTGTTAGGTGTTGGCACCGTTACTGAAAAAAAATATAAAACAAAGTACACATTGGGTTGGAAAAAACAATGGCGTTGGCGTTGTAGTCACCGTGATGCGTTTATGGTTTGTTGTTTATTATTTCCATACGCTCACGTTAAATTAGCTAAGATACAAAAAATAATAGATCACTATGGTAAAAAGAAATTAAAAGTTATGAATGGTAAAGTGGTCCATCTTGAAGAGTATAAACAATTGATGGGATTAGAATGAAAAGAAATAATAAATATAGATACCCAAAAACTATCCGCGAATCGATAAACGGTTTACGTCATTATAATATTAATGACAAAGAAAAACTACCCAGTGTCACCACAATACTATCAGAGACACAATCAGAAGAGAAACGCGAATCGTTGAAAGCGTGGCGTGAACGAGTGGGAGAAGAAGAAGCAACGCGGATCGTGGACCAATCTGGGGCCAGAGGTACAGCGATGCACAAGATATTAGAGAAATATATTTTAGAAGAAGGGTATGTAGATCTAACTAGTGTTGGTAAAGAAGCCCACAATATGGCTATTAGAGTTATAGAACAAGGTCTTTGTAATGTACCAGAATACTATGGCACAGAATGCACTTTGTATTATCCAGGATTATATGCAGGCCAGACCGACTTAGTAGCTGTACACAAAGGACAAGATGCAATCATAGACTTCAAGCAAACAAATAAACCGAAGCGCAGAGAATGGATAGAAGACTATTGTCTGCAGTTAGCGGCTTATGCAATGGCACATAATTTTATCTACAAAACACAAATTACCAAAGGTGTGGTGATGATGTGTAGTAAAGATAATTTTTACCAAGAGTTTGTTGTGGAGGGTAAAGAGTTCCAACAATATAAATTTAACTTTTTGAGGAGGGTTGATGAATACTATAGAGCAAGAGATGCAAAGACTAAACAAGATAGCTAACCTTTATAATAAAACAGAAGGTGAGATGAAAGAGATGTGGAAGCAAAAGTGGCACGAATTAGTTAAAAATGTGGCAAGGAGGATGGATGAGTCTAAGACTACGAGACTTACAGCAAGTATTAAGTAAATTTTCAGACGGCAACAAAGGCACTGCTATATCTGATTGTTTTGTTTATATGGAAAACGATCAAGGTGGGTTGAATGAGATTGGTAGAATAGAATTACAAGAAAGCAGATTAATAGGTAAGATAAATAGTTCTGCAGCTTGGCGTGTTGTTCTTAAAAAAGATAGGAAGACGACTCGGTTGCAGTCGACAACGTTTAAAATATGATGGAATCCCTTGGGTACGGGGTGAAAGCGAGAGTGGAAACCCCGTAATATTATGAAAAAAGTTGTGATACAGAGCGAAGATATCAGTCCAAAACAATGGTCTAATCTTATATTAGAGCTAAACCTGATGCGCAAAGCGTGGAAACCTTATGCCAGAATACAGATACTTGGGCGGGGGGTAAAAAAGATAGTACAGAATGGCACCAGAAGATACAAAATTTAGAATCATTCTAATGTGCCACGCTATAGTGGAATATTTGGGCAAATTTTTTTTTCAGTCATTAAAAAAAACTCGTGGCACAGGTGGCACAGTGGGTAAAATAGGTTAAAAGTGTTGGTATTAGCGAATAATAGGTGTGCCACGGCGTTGATTTTTGGTGGCACAGCTTGGCACAAATGGCGTATTTACTGGCTTTTTTGCAAATATGTGGTGGCACAGATGTACTCGGCGCGCGCGACCTTTTTTGTTTTTTTGAAAACTTTTTTGCCCAAATATTCCCCTATAGAGTATATATTGAATTATGAGACGTCCTAAAAAATCTAAATACAAATCTGTAATAATAAATAAAAAGCGTTATTATTACTACAAAATTACCTGGATCGATCCGACGGGTGATTCTGGGCACGCAACCGCACACGATTCGTTAGGTTTATTACCATCTACAATGATAACTCACGCATATTTATTTGATAAAAATAAAAAATATATCTGGACGTTTGCATCTTACGAAGAGAATGATGAATTATTTAGTGATAGAAATGTATTTCCAATTGGGTGTATAATCAAGATGGAAAAAATAAATGAAAAATAAAACGCTAACTAAAAATATGCCCAACGTAAAATGGAATGCGATACCACCAGTGCGTGGGCCCAATCCACAAGGAGTGTACAATGCAATACGAACCAATAATAAACAAATGGTCAGTAGTAAAAAAGTTTCCAAGAAAAATGTTTAGTAGATTTATTTCTGTTCTGAATGATTATCAGGGCTTGTTAGTTCTTTTGATTCTACTAACTCTTCTTCTGGGGTAATATTAATTAAAGTTTTGTGATCTTCTAAGATTTGATTCATCTTAGCTTCTAATTCTTTTTCAGACATATTATCTAAATTACCAGACAAGACTAACTTTTGATCTACATATAAACCACCCGCTTTACCTCTAGCTATCTCTGCGTTTATGGCTGCAGACCACGCGCCCTTCGCTCGTGCGTCCTCTCTCAGCTTCGCTAGTTCCCCGATGTGTTTCTCGAATGTGATGCCGTATTTTTCTTGTATCTCTGCTCGCAACTCACCAATATATTTTACAACTAATGGTGCAATCTTAGGATTCCGTAGCTCGCTCGCAGCCTGTCTTGGTCTGGTCTTGTATCCTGCCTCGTAGGCACATTCGCTCGGGCTCTTGCGCCCCTCGTTGTATACCAGCAATTCTGCAAATTTAATCTGTCGTTCTGTAAGTTTTTTAGGTAGACCCATAGCTTGTGCTCTTATCGTAATATATCGTATATGTCCAGATAATTATGATTTTATCTATCTATGTTGCCGTCTTCATCTTCAATTTGATATTCTAACCAACCTTCTGCCTCATCAACACCCATCATAAAATATTTAAGTTGCTCTTCAGTTTCAAATCTATAAGTTTTTTTATTATCGGGATCTCTATCTGATCCCCAAATAATAGTAACTTTTTTTCTGTTATATGCTTCTGCTTTATTTTTACTATCTCGATAGTCGTGTCCTTCATCTCGTTGTGTCATAAATTATACTCCTTCTCTAAATTTGGGTATGGATATTTTTCTCTCCAAAATCTACCATTATAAGAAAAATGACCAATATATTTTTTATCTCTATAAACTTTAGGTGGTATAAAATTTCCACTTCCTAAATCATATTCATCAATATAAGCATTAATTAAGTCTCTTAATTTTGAAAGTTTTTTATGTTTTATATCTACTAAAGTTTGTGTGCCGTATTTAACTTCATATGGGTTTTGATCAAAATCAATATTACCACAATTAGTTAATTTTTTTATTCTATACATATTATCCCTTCTGCTCGCTCGCTTTCTCGCTTGTAGGCTTGCTCGCTCGCTCGCTTGTTAGTTTAAAATGCGGTGCTTTGGTTAGGTCAATCCCCGCTACTAACACCGCATTTATTCGCACAAAATTAAACATCTTGCACAAATCCCGTATTGTCTTTTAACGCCCGCCCTTTAGCGTATAGACCTATAATAACATTTTTAGGATCAT